CAACGGTGACAACCAGGCATGGAAGTTCACCGAGGGCTACGGCACCGCCTTCACCCCGAACGTCACGACCAAGTAGCTGGCTGTATACAGGGAGTCCAGTAAATCCGCCGAGAGAACGGAGCATTCATGAACTTCGGCGGCGCTTCCACTGCTCTCTCCAACCCGGTTGATGAGGTCAAGCCCATCACGGCTGACCGCCTCATGGCCTGGGTGACCGGTGCCGACCCGATGGGTCAGTTCACCCGGTAACACCAGCACGCCGATCAGAGGGGCGGGGCCTTCGGGTCCCGCCCTTCGTCGTGTCTGGAGGCATCTGTGGCGAACGAGAGCCGGACCCCTGGCAAGTACGGCCGGCTGGCACCCGACCCGGCCAAGCCAGTACTCACCCTGGAGCGGTACCTGGACCCGCGTGCCGCGCTGAAGCTCGGCGGCCTGCCGGCCGTGGGTCTGGACCAGGATGTGGACCGGGCCAGCGAGGTGACCGACTGGCCCATGTACCTGAACGACCAGATCGGTGACTGCACCATCGCGGGGCTGGGTCACATGTTCGGTGCGCTGTCCCGGTACGGGCAGGGAACTGAGGCTCTGTTCAGCGACGACGTGATTCAGCACGTGTACTCCTCCATCTCCGGTTACGACCCGGCTGCGGGGCCGCCGGATGACAACCCGACTGATGCGGGGTGCCAGATGAGTGACGTGCTGAAGTTCGCGCACAGGAACGGGATGCCGGACACTTCCGGCAAGCTGCACAAGGTGGCGGGCTATGCCCGGCTGGGGGACCCGCGCAACGGCTCGCTGATCGGCCAGGTGCTGGACGTGGGCGGCACCGTCTACACCGGCATCAACTGCCAGGCGGTCATTCAGCGCGAGTTCCAGGAGAACAAGCCTTTCACCTGGCAGAAGAACGGCGAGGTCGAGGGCGGCCACTGCATCGTCCTCCAGCGCCGCAAGCCGAAGGCTGCCGCCTCCGCAGGCACTTTGGGCTACGTCACGTGGGGGGCGCTGGCTGAAGCCACCGTGGGCTTCCAGGACCACGCGGTGGAGGAGGCGTGGTTCGTCATCTCCGGGGACTGGCTGAACGACAAGGGCGACTCGGTGGAGGGCCTGGACCTCAGCCAGCTCCTGTCGGATATGAAGTACGTCTGACAGCCCCGGTAGCTGCGATCGTGCATTTCGGGGAAGGCGCAGAGGTCCTGGCCGCAGTAATCGCTGTTGTGGCTGCGGTCTCCGGCGGGCTGGGTACTTTGTTCAGCCAGTGGCTGGCCCGGCGGAAGGCCAGCGGGCGGGTCGGCACCAGTGAAGCTGCTGTTCTCTGGGAGCAGGCGCAGGACATGCGCCAAATGCTGCTGGAGGAGAAAAGCAAAGCTGAGGAGCAGCGTGACCGGCTTATCGAAAGTTACACCGGGCAGATCATCCCATTGCTAACGTCTATCAATACCGGCTTGCGGGATTTGTACGCTGCCGCCTCCAAAAGCCAGGAGGTACCCCCGGGGGCCGGGATGACGCCCTTGCAGGGAGGTGGGTATGCACTGGTTCAGCCGGATGCTGCACCACCGCCATCCTGATCCTGACCACTCTGCTGTCATGTCCGATTTGAATGTCAAAGACCAGCAAATTGACGGCCTGCTACAGACCGCCAATGCCCTGGTTCTTGAAATGAGGACGACAGTTGACCGCGCTTCCACAGGATTGCGCGGGCCGGGTCAGGAAGGTGGGCATGGTCACGGGTGAGCCTGCTTTCTTCGCTGACCTGCTGGACCGGCTGGAGCAGCTCGGTACTCAGCTTGACGGGGTAGCGGAAAGACTGGCCCAGGTTGACATAGCTGCCACCCGGACCAGGCGGCTGGCCTGGGGGCTGGCCGGTTCTTTCGTACTGGATGTTGCGCTGACCATCGTTGTCACGGTCCTGACCATCGGGGCGGTGACCCAGGGGTCTTCCCTGCACGCCAGTCAGTTGGCCGCGTGCTCGATCTCCAATCAGACCCGGGAGAATGAGCGGACGCTGTGGGGCTACCTGGTCTCTGTCTCTGAGCAGTCCCCGAAGGCGAACAAGGATGAGCTGGTCAAGTTCCAGCAGTTTGTCAACAAGACGTTCGCCCCGCTGAACTGCACCCAGATCTACCACTGAGGTGGCCGGGGCCGATAAACCCTCCAGGTACACGCTGACCTGGAGGAGTCCCTGTAATGAGCACAGTGCCCACATTCGAGGGCTTCTCGCTGTCCCACGCTGCCATCCTGAGCGGTTCGACTGGCGCTGAAGCGGCCACGGTCTACGGTGTCCGCAACGGCACCATCTCCACCGACCAGGGCAACTTCGAGAACACGGGCGACGACGTGGTGCTCAGCGAGCACTTCTGGATCAACTTCGCCAACGTGACCATTGAGGAGGGGTACATCCCCTTCTCCACCATCGCGCTCATCACGGGCACGTCGGTGACCTCCTCCGGTGCGTCCCCGAACGACTACTACGCCATCCCGCTGTGGACCCTGGCGTCCATGAACGCGGTGACGCAGCCGCTGGCCATCCGGGTGCCGTCCAAGGACTCTGGTGGTGCGCTGCGCACCCTGGACTTCGTGCTCTACCGGGTGCAGTTCCAGCCCTTCAACTTCACCGGCCCCAGCTACAAGACCGGCCTGTCCTGCTCCATCGCCGGCCGCGCGCTGTTCAGCACGGTCAACGAGATCGGGACCGCGCTGCCAGCCAGCTACGGGCAGTCCATCGGCCGTCTGGTCTCCTGGCCGGGTAGCCAGAGCGGTGCCTTCGTGGCCGAGCCGTTCGGTGCCGGCGGCGGCACGGTCGTCTAGCACAACCGATGACACCGGGGGGCGCACCACGGCGCTCCCCCACGGACCCCTGGAGGGCATGTGTCTGCGTCTGACTCTGAGCTGGACCGGATCGACCCGGAGACCACCAAGGTCACCATGTCCACTGGCTTCGGGCTGGAGATCGTCCGGCTGGAGACGCGGCAGTTCTTCCGCTTGCTGCGGGTGCTGACCCACGGGGCCGGCCCGGCCATGATGCAGTCGGGCCTGAACTTCAGCGACGGTGCCGAGCAGTTCGCCCAGAACCTGATCATGCTGGTGGTCATGTCCATCCCGGACGCGGAGCAGGAAGCCATCGGTTTCCTTCAGTCCATGTGCCAGCCCGCCGGGCTCAAGGCTGTGCAGGGCAAGAAGGCCAACAAGCAGGACACCGAGCATGACGAGGCTCTGTGGGCGGACTTCAACCGGGAAATGTTCAACCCGGCCCCGGCTGACACGCTGGACATCATCGAGCGGATCGTCCAGCGGGAGGCAGGTGAGCTTCAGGAGCTGGGAAAAAAGCTCAAGAATCTGTTCGACCTCTTCCGGAAGACAGGGCAGGCGGGCGGGGAGAAGGAGCCGGACCCGAGCCCGCAGGAACTCAGCTCGCAGGAGCGTTCGCCACAGTCTTCGACCTCCTCAGCGCCGAGTACGGGTGGACGGACGACACGATCCTCGCGCTCCCGCTCTGCCGCCTCCGCCAGTGTGTAGAGGCAGCGAGCCGACGCCGCAACCAGGAGCAGCTTGCCCGGCTGCGGCTGACTGAGTGGACCGCCAAGACCATCTGCGCCTTCATCGGGGCGCAGGCGCAGATTGAACGGAAAGGTAACCGGAACCCGCTCGTGGACATGGCGACGCGCATCTCCATCCTCGGTGAGGACACCGAGCTGGATGAGCTGCGCGGTGAGCGGGTAGCGGACCGGCTGGAAGACGACCCGAGGTTCGCCAACGTCGCGGCGGACCCTGACCGTGGTGTTGAGGCAGAAAACGGGACCGGCAGTTTCGAGGCGTTCTTCTCCATGTTCGGCGGTGGCGGGGCTCCCCCTCCCGGGGGTGACTGACCATGGCCTACGAAGGTCCTGAGTACTGGACCGTGGTGTACAAGGCCATCGGAGACTTCGGTGACCTGATGCGCAAGGCGGCGGAGGCCCGCGCCGAACTGGATGCGCTGAAGAAGTCGTCCATGGAGGAGACTTCTGCCGAGACGACCGGCAACAACCAGGCTGCGACCGCCCGCAACAGCAACGTCAATTCCATCCAGCGCGAGACCACGGCGCTGGGCCAGCTCGGCCAGGCAGCCAAGCAGGCCAACGTCCAGACC